ACCTACACCATCGCAGCGGATAACCAGACCTATACGGTCGAAGCGGCAAATCAAACCTACACGATAGCAGCCGATCAGCGGCAATACACGGTTCCAGCGGCGAACCAGACCTATACGATCACTTAGGGGCAACCGATGACGACTGGTACTTTCTGGAACGAAGATGACCCGCTGAAACCGTGGGGATATTTTGATCCTGACGACACGATCAATATTCCATTCGACTTTGCCGACTGGCTGACGGATCAGGGCACGACCTACGTCTCTCACACGCTCACGCCTGATCCTCTTCTGACCGCAACGACCGCAGGCGCGATAGGTGGCGTGGTGACGGCGCAGGTATCGAAGGCGAATGCGGCAACGCTTGTCATCGGCACGAAATACCCGATTACCTGCCAGATTACCTGCGCTGACGGGCAGAAAAAGAGCAAGACGCTGTACCTGAAGGTAAAGGAATTGTGACATGGCGATCATCGTTGAGGATGGGACTGGCAAGTCCGATGCTGTGAGTCTGTGCAGTGTCGCTGCGGCTGATTCCTATCACGCATCACGAGGTAATGCTGCATGGTCTGATCTTGATCCCGCTGACAAGGAAAGCGCACTGGTCCGCGCCACTGACTACATGCAGGCGTTCTATCGCCTTCAATGGAAAGGCATGCGCAGGACTAGCACACAGCGACTCGACTGGCCGCGCTATGGTGTCACGATTCCAGATGCGCAGTATTACGGCTATGTGCTGGATACGATCGTGCCTGAAGAAGTAGTCAACGCATGCGCAGAACTGGCTTTGCGCGCCTCTTCCGGTCCTCTTGCGCCTGACCTGCAACGCGAGGTGATCCGCGAAAAGATCGACGTATTGGAGACTTGGTACGCGCCTGGATCGCAATACGTTCGCTACAGGGAGATAGACGCGATGCTTGCGCCATTCATCGCGGTAGGCGGCAATACCATTCGACTGGTGCGGTCATGAGCGAGAAAAGCGACCGCGCACGCACGAGCGCAAAGCGGATGATCAACAGTTCAGGAAAGACCGTCACTTACATCCTTGTCAATCCCGGCGTTTATAACACGGCTACGGGCAGGACTGAAGTTGTCAAGACAAGCAAGGTCATCAAGGCCACTGTCGTTGGTGCTAAAGAAACCACGACAGACGAGCATAACAGGATACACGCTGACAGATACGTCTATGTCGCTGCTCTGGATATAACTGGCCCGTCATCCGGTGATCGTATCGTGATGGACCTCGAAGAATGGGCCGTTGTCTGCGTGTGGACTACGTTTGTCGAAGACGCGCCAACAATATACAAAATGTGGGTGAGGCAGACATGAGCAACGTGAAACAGTTTGCGCTCGATATCAACAAGTTCTGCGCCAAGACGAAAGAGCAACTGGATCAGGCGTGCCGCAAGACAGTGCTCGAAATCGGCGCATCGCTGGTGCAGAAAAGCCCTGTCGGAAATCCTGACCTTTGGAAGCATCCCGCACCTAAAGGCTACGTTGGCGGCAGATTTCGCGGCAATTGGGCTGTCGGCATCAACAATATACCTGCCACTGTATTTGACATCATTGACAAGAGCGGCGCGGCATCCATCCAACGCATTACAGAGGGAGCGCAGCAGGGGAAACGCGGTGATGTTTTCTACATTGCGAACTCGCTTCCATATGCAGAGGAATTGGAAGATGGCCACTCGAAGACACAGGCACCAAACGGCATAGTCGGTCCAACTGTTGCGGAGTTCGAACGCTTTCTCGTCAAAGCCGTGCATGAGTCCAGATCATGAGCCATCCATCCATCCGCGCTGCGCTCGAAACAGCACTTGACACCATCACGCCAAGCATCGCGACTGAACGCGAAAACCAGCTTTTCAAGCTTCCTTCTGGCGATATCCCGTACCAATCCGTCGAAATCAAACCTCTTCCAGCCAATAACGCCGTGTATGGCGATACCTACCGCGAAGAGGGCTTCATGCAGGTATGGCTGCGCTATCCGCGCAATGTCGGAACAGCTGACGTGAATGCACGGGCGATGCTTGTTCGGAATCTGTTCGCACGCGGCACGTCATGGACTAGCGGAGGAGTGACGACACGCATCCTGCGCACGCCGTCAATCAATGAAGGCTTTGCTGATGGGAGTAGATGGGTAGTGATGGTCAGCATCCGATATTTCGCCGACATCGATCCTTAACCAATAACAGTTTGCAGTACCACCAGCCACCCCCATAGGTGGCTTTTTTTATTTGTAGTCACCGAGAGCCCCGCAAGGGGCTTTTTCTTTTTGGGGAGGCTTTACCATGACCAGATCGACCGGCGTAGCCAAGCAATTGCGCTACAAGAAGGAAACAACGTGGGGCACTGCGGCAGGGCAGGCGAGCGGCAAATTGCTGCGCCGTCTGAACTCCGACTTGAACCTGACCAAGAACACCTATGAGTCCAAAGAGATTCGACCGGAACAACAATTGGCCGATTTCCGCCACGGCACACGCGGCGTTGACGGCAAGATCAGCGGCGAATTGTCAGTCGGAACATGGATCGATTTCATGTCCTCTGCGCTTCGTCAGGCGATGCAGACTGCAGCCACGACAGGCGCACTCACCACTGTAACCGCCGCCACGACCACAGGTACAGCAGGCACATTTACTCGCTCGTCTGGCAGCTATTTTACTGACGGCTTCAAGGTCGGCGACGTGGTGCGCTGGACTGGATGGGCCACGACCGGCGTCAACAATAACTCCAAAAACATGATGATCACGGACTTGTCCGCGACCGTCATGACAGTTACCACGCTGGACGGCTCGGCAGTTGCAGCGAAAGCCGCAGGCGATTCAGTTACAGGGCTTGTGCAGGGTAAGAAGACGTTCGTGCCTACGTCCAGCGCGACTGACGAAAGCTATTCGATCGAGCATTGGTTCTCCGATATCTCTCAGTCGGAATTGTTCGTCGGCTGCAAGATCTCTCAAGTCGATGTGAACATGCCATCTACAGGCATGGGCGAAATCACCTTCACCTTCATGGGCAAGGATCTGGCGAACTCGACAGGCCGTGGCGGCGTAGCGACGACGACCATGTACTTCACCAGCCCGACCGCTGCTTCGACCGGCAATTCCCTGTCCGCAGTGAATGGCGCAGTGATTGTCGGCGGTACGCAAGTATCGAACGTGACCGGCATTAACTTCACGATCAGCGGGAACATGACGACCGGCGAAGTCATCGGCTCGAACACCAGGCCAGATATTTTCAAAGGCATGATCAAGGTGACTGGTCAGATTACTTCCTATTTCGAAGACGCCACTTATCGCGATATGTTCGATCAGGAGACGGAAGGATCAGTGATTGTAGCGATGACCGGCGATAACACCGCAGCGGCATCGTTCGTGTCTTTCGTGATGACACGGGCGAAACTCGGCGGGAACTCCAAGGATGACGGCGACAAGGGGTTGATCCAGACAATTCCATTTACTGCCCTGTTGCAGACCGCAGGCGGTACAGGCACCAAGTACGACAACACCACCATCTCTTTTCAGGACTCTTCGGCCTGATATCTCAAATCAATTTGTTTCACCTGTAGCGCCTGCCTTTGTGCAGGCGCTTTTTATTTTATCTACCGCGAAGGAGTAATCCATGGGCAAGGCATCAAACCAAGAAACCACCGTATTCGATTTCGATCTGGCTCAGTTCGACATTCTGGAAAAGTCGAACGAGGGCATTGACGTGGAACTGGTGATTGAAAAGGGCGGCAAGAAGATCAACACGAATATCTGGCTGCGCGTGCGCGGGTTTGAGTCTGATGTCATGCAGGACAAGTTCCATGAATTGCTTGCACGCCGCATCAAGGAAAACACCGAGAACAACGGCAAGCCGCAGTATGACCGCGAAAAGAACGAAGAAGAATCGAACGAACAGAACGTGCTCGCGCTGATGTCGTGGTCGAAGGGCAAAGACCCGTGGACAGGGAAGATTCCGTATGGCGGCGAAATGCTCGACTGCACGAGGGACAACATCCTGCGCATGTTCAAGTCCATCCCGCAGATGAAGGAACTCGTGATTTCGACCTGCAACAAGCGTGATCTTTTTTTCAAGGGCTGATTTCCGATCTGCTGGCGTACGCGAGCAACGAATTTGAGCTTGAAACGCCGCAGAAGGACGGCGCTACAACGCGGCAGATTTTGCTGGCGGCGCAGCGCCAGATGGGAAGGAAGCCCAAGGATCTGGAAGAACTGACCAGCGTCGAATGTCCTGACGTATTGCGTTTCATGTGGAACATCTTCCTGCAGATAGCAAGGAAGCGGCACAGCAATGGTTTCGGACCTGAGCCTTTGTATGACGAACAGATCGAGGCGTGGTTTCGACTGAGGAAGCGGACATTGCATCCGTGGATGATGGAAGTGATCGATCGGCTGGACGACATATTCATGAAGCACTACGCGAAGCGGCAGGACAAGGGGAAATAGCATGGCAGAAGATATTGCAAGCCTAGGTATTGCCGTAGATACGTCTCAGGTCAAGCAAGCCGATGCTGCACTTGACCGACTGAATCAGACTGCTGACCGCTTAGAGCGGGAGATGCAGCAGTTGAACGCGGCGACAGGGAATATGTCGCAAATGATGCAGAGGGTTGACCGTGCTGCGAGGGAATACGCATCTGCCTCAAATAATGCTGCAACCTCGACTAGAAACGCGACGAGCGAGTCAGACAGATTTCTCGCAGCGCTTAAAAAGGAAGCGGACGCGATTGGGAAAACAACGTCTCAGTTGCGGGAGATGGAAGCAGCTCAGTTGAACGTTTCTCTTCGTGCTGCTCCGATGATAGAGAAAATCAGGGAGCACGAAGCCGCTCAAAAAAGCGCTGCATTGGCGACAAAAGAATCTGCAACGTCGCTCGTTGGATTTTCGCTTGCCTCTGTTGGCGTGGGTGTAGCAATCGGTACTGCGGTTGCAACCCTGAAGTCCTTCCGAGATATGGTTGTAGAAGCACAAATGCAGACCGACAAGTTGAACAACGTCTTCAAGTTCACTACCGGATCTGTCGGGCGTGCAGCGGATGAGATGGCATTTGTCCGCGACACGTCGAAATCACTTGGCCTTGAACTGATCAGCACAGCGGAGTCGTACGCAAAGATATCTGCTGCAGCAAAGGGAACCGCACTCGAAGGGCAAGGCGTCAAGGATGTTTTCACTGCAGTCTCCAAAGCATCGGCTGTCATGGGATTGTCGGCGGCTGACACCAGCGGCGTGTTGCTTGCATTGTCGCAGATGATCAGCAAAGGGTCAGTGCAGTCCGAAGAATTGCGTGGTCAATTGGGTGAGCGATTGCCAGGCGCGTTCCAGATTGCCGCTCGCGCCATGGGCGTATCCACCGCAGAGCTCGGAAAGATGCTCGAAAAAGGGTTGGACGCAATGGAGTTCCTGCCGCGTTTTGGCGAGGAGCTTGAAAGGACGATGGGTGGCGAGGCTGCGACAGCGGCAGAAAAGATGGCTGCTGCCGTTAATAGGAACGCCAACGCATGGACTGAACTGAAACAGACTATAGCCAACTCTGGATTAGGCGAGCAGGCTGCAAAGCAAATGAATACAGTCGCCGCTGCAGTTGACAGCGTAACCGCGAAGTTGCGCGCTGCGCAGGAAGCAGGAAAAGGTTTCTGGACGCAGTTGGGTACGCTACTCGTTGATGGAATCGGCGGGCAACTTCTAAAGCTGAATCCTTTGATGGATGCGGCAGTTTCGAAGGCAATCGGCGGTGGGAAGTCGCTTGCAGAGCAATCGCAGAGACTGCTTGATGTGAGCAAGCAGATATCGAATTTAGAGAAAACAGATACAAGCCAGAATGGTTTTGCAGCGATCAACAAGGAAAAGCAACTTAACAAACTAAAGGCAGAGCAGCTCGACTTGCAGACCAAACTGGCCGCCGTGAACAGCAAGGAAGCAACGAAGCGGGAAGATGATCGTGATTTCAAGGCGGAAGATAATCGTTTAAAGGCCGCACAAAAAGCCATAGAGGACAGGGTAAAGCTGACCAAACAACTTGGCGACGAAATGGCGAAGGTGGATAAAACTGCCAAGATGAACAAGGAACTCGCCGATTTCGACAAGCAATTTGGCGACTTGAAAGACCTGAAACAGTATTGGGATACACGCGCCGCGATCATAGCCAAGTACAAGGATAAATCCGGCATTGCTGCGGCGAAGAAACTGGATAACGAACAGTACCGAGCAGCATTGGCAGAGCAAGAGCAGTTATTGAAGTTTGAGCAGTCAATGGCAAAGACTCAACTTGATGCCGTTGACCATCTCGAAAAGATGGGCGTTATCAGTTCGGCCCAAGCGCTCGAACAGAAACTGGCGATCCGAGAAAAGGAAATCACGAACGAGCAGTCATACGTTCAAAAGCAGGTTGAGCTCGCGACAGGAAAGAAGGATCTCGACGCAAGAGCGAGATACCTCGGCGAATTGAAAACGCTGGAAGAAGAGCGCTCACGTATCGAAATGGATACGTACAACAAGATCGCGGAATTGCGTGAAGCTGAAATACAAAAGTCGAATCAGGCCATGGAGTCGTATATCGATTCCATCAGGAAGA